TTATATCAAAAACGTAAGATAAAACCAGAAAAAGGAACTGTTGTAATATGGCCAGGCGGATATACACACTTACATAGAGGTAATCCTCCTATGAGTGATAAGTATATTGCTACTGGTTGGTATCAAGGATCTATTGGATTGTCTCAAGTAAATACGGCAGGCATCAATGATAGACAATACATGGAAAGTTTACAGAGCGAATGAACGACTTGAAGGTATTAGTAACAGGTCACAAAGGTTTTATTGGTAAACATGTTTTTGATTTTCTCAGTGACATCTTTGATGTTGATGGACTAGACAGACCAGATGATATAGAAAACTTTGTGGACGTTGGGTGTGCAGACTATGATATTATAATTCATTTAGCAGCCTATGCCGCACTCAGAGATAGTGTAGATAATCCTGAGAAATTCTGGGAGAACAACGTTGAAAAATCTAAACCCATATTTGATTATTGCAGAAAGTATAATACTAGGTTGTTGTATGCAAGTTCTGCTGGTGCATATGGTTGGTGGCAGAACCCCTATGCCATGACAAAGAAAGTAAATGAACTCATGGCTCCACCTAACAGTGTGGGTATGAGATTTTTTAATGTCTGGGCAGAGGAAGGTAGTAGAGATGATATGTTATATGAAATGTTGAAACAAGGAACTGCAAAGTATATCACAAGACATGAGAGAGATTGGGTTCATGTATTAGATGTTGTCAGAGCGATTGCAACTTTGATTCCCAGTTCATTTACAGGCACGATTGATGTTGGTACAGGACAGACCACATCTGTTATAGAACTGGCAAATGCAATGGGTATGGGTCATCTTCCTATCAAGGAAGACACACCTAATGAACCTGACTCATTGTGTGCTGATGTGGAACCTCTCATGCAACTCGGTTGGTTTCCAACTGTGAACATTTTAGATACGGTCATTGCGAAAACAGTGAGTGTGTGATACACTAAATAAGATGAAGTTTATTTCAAACTTGTATGGATAAGAAGACAGCACTTGTATTGGGTGCAGGCGGCTTCATTGGAAGTCACATGGTAAAACGATTACGATCTGAAGGGTATTGGGTTCGTGGCGTAGATATTAAGTACCCCGACTTTACCGAGAGTGCTGCAGACGAGTTCATTCAAGGTGACTTAAGAGAAGTAGGTTTAGTTGCAAGAGTATTAGATGTCGAAGGAGATTCCTTTGATGAGATTTATCAGTTTGCTGCAGACATGGGTGGAGCTGGTTACATCTTTACAGATGAACACTCTGCTGATATTATGCACAACTCCGCTTCAATCAACCTCAATGTATTAAATGAACAAGTTACATTGAATAGATTGTTAGGTGTAAACAAAACAAAGATATTCTATTCTAGTTCTGCGTGTATGTATCCAGAACATAATCAATTAGATCCTGACAATCCTGACTGCCGTGAATCATCAGCATACCCCGCCAACCCAGACTCCGAATATGGATGGGAGAAACTCTTCTCCGAGCGTTTATACCTTTCTTATCATCGTAATTATAATATTCCTATATGCATTGCTCGATACCATAACATCTATGGGCCAGAAAGCACATGGGAAGGTGGAAGAGAGAAGGCACCAGCCGCAATTTGTAGAAAAGTTGCAAACGCCTGTGACGAGGACTCTATCGAAGTGTGGGGAGACGGAGAACAAACAAGGTCATTTTTGTACATCGACGAATGTATTGAGGCAACCAGACGACTCATGGATTCAGACGTTACCGAACCCATTAACATCGGTTCCGAAGAGATGGTTACAATAAATCAGTTAGTAGATATTGCTGCAGAGATTGCTGGAAAGAAGATAACTAAAGACCATGTAGATGGCCCTCTTGGTGTTCGTGGTCGTAACTCTAACAATGATTTGATTCGTGAGAAACTTGGATGGGATTATGAAATGACACTCGAAGAAGGAATGAAGAAGACTTATGAATGGGTCAGATGGCAAGTCAGTAAACAAATTTACGCTGAGGTTTAATGAACGTTGCTGTATTAGGTTCCAGTGGTCAAATTGGAGCATATCTGACAGACTATCTTAGAAAGAAAGGACACTTTGTAAGAGAGTTTGATATTACGAATAGTTATCATGAGGACATGACTCACATTCCAAATGCATTTTTAAGAAATGTGATTATGGATTCTGATTTTGTTTTCTTTCTTGCCTTTGATGTGGGTGGTTCTCATTATCTTAAAAAGTATCAACATACTTTTAAGTTTATAGATAACAACACTCGAATGATGGCGAATGTCTTTGGTCATCTCGCAGACTATAAAAAACCATTTGTGTTTGCATCATCTCAGATGAGTAACATGAGTTACTCTCCTTACGGTGTGATGAAAAGAGTCGGTGAACTATACACCAAATCTCTAGGTGGATTGATAGTTCACTTCTGGAATGTGTATGGTATTGAAAAAGACATGGAGAAAGCACATGTCATCACTGATTTTATTCGTAAAGGATTTGAAACTGGTGTGATTAACATGATGACAGATGGAACAGAACAGAGACAGTTTTTATACGCTGAGGATTGTTGTAAGGCATTGAAGATTATCATGAAAAAATATGATGAGTTCAAATCAGATGACCCATTACATATTACATCTTTTAGAAATAATTCAATTCTAGAGGTTGCAGAAACTATACAAGATGTTTTTAAGGAACATGGAATGGAACATATACAGATATTACCATCAAAGTTAAAGGACAGTGTTCAAATGGATAAGAAGAACAGACCAGACACCTATATACTTGACTGGTGGCAGCCAAAGACTACACTAATGACAGGAATTACAAAAGTATTTGAGGCAATGAAGAATGATTGGGTTTGATTCGATAGGAACTATGGGGCGTTTGGGTAATCAAATGTTCCAACACGCAGCAGTCAAAGGTATTGCAAGAAAACATGGATATGAGTATGCGATACCACCAAAAGACCCTAGTTCACAGATTGATAATTATGGATTGTTAGATGCCTTTGAGATGAAAGGTGTAGACCATATCAAGTATTGTTATAATGTCGTGCCTGCACAAGAGAGATTCTTTCATTATGATGAAGAGTTGATGAATATATGTCCTGATAATGTGAACGTTGCTGGATTCCTTCAATCAGAAAAATACTTTGAACATATTGAAGATGAGATAAGAAAAGATTATACATTTAAGAGTAACTGGTTGCAACCATCACTCGACTTCATGGATCAATTTGGTGGTGAGGAAGTTCTCTTTCTGCATGTAAGAAGAGGAGACCCAAATCTAACAGACAAGAGAGGATTCAAGTGGGCGTATGTCAATCTACAAGACCAACATCCAACACAACCGATTGAATATTATGAAGAGGCCTTGACATATTTCCCTGATGACATGCCAGTTCTAGTCTTCTCTGACTCAATCGAGTGGTGTAAAGACCAAGACATCTTCGCACCTGACCGTTTCATGTTCTCTGAACCAGAAGATACATATGATGACGGTGCATTAGTGCCTTACATCGACTTGTGTTTGATGTGTCTATGCAGTCATGCAATTATTGCCAACAGTTCAATGAGTTGGTGGGGTGCATGGTTACAAAGTAATCCACATAAGAGAGTGATTGCACCTAAGATGTGGTTTGGTTCTGCATATCAGTTCCACGATACAAAAGACCTTTACTGTGATGACTGGACTGTTTTATGAAACTTGATAATCTTGCTGTTGTTTTTATAGGTACAGATAAGTATCTTAAATTTTTACCTAGTTGGTATCAAACTTGTGAAGAAAAGTTAGTACCAAATGTTCCGAAACAATACTTTGTATTCACTGATGGTCAATTAGAAGGAACTCCAGAGAATGTGAGTCTCTATAAACAAGAACATCTACCATGGCCTTTCATAACTCTTCTTCGTTTCTCTACAATATTGAAAGCGAAAGAAGAATTATCAAAGTTTGATTGGGTATTGTTTCTTGATGCTGATATGGTGATTGTAGATACAATCATTCCAAGTGATTTGTTTGGAACTAAACCTTTGATTGGTGTTCATCATCCTTGTCACTATCTTAAGATGAATCCTCATGGTGAATATCCAGGCGCCTTTGAAACAGATGAAAATTCAACTGCTGCTGTGGATGAAGAACATGACTTATCTGTGTATTTTCAAGGTTGTGTATGGGGTGGTCGTATGCCTGAAGTTATTGATATGATAGAGGAACTCGACAGAAGAACACAGGATGATTTGAAGAG